TTAAAAGACAATCTTCTGAATTGACGTCTTTAAATCCTGTCTCATCTTGTCACTAAAGTGTGCATAGACACGATCAATAAGTTCTGTTCCAGAGTGGCCGACCATTTCTGCTATCTGTTTTGGAGGAATGTTATTCTCAACCGCTCTGGTCACAAACGTGTGTCTGAAAATATGAGTCGTTAGTTTTTTGTCTGAAGATTCATAGTGATGCAGTAACTCATTGACAGGAGATATATCCACTGGTTCTCCTGAACTACGAAAAAATAATAGATCATTATTTCGAACTCCGTAAGATATTAAAAGTAGCTTACGGCGTTTTTTTATGTCTTTCAAAAGACGTTGCGTCTGCATGTTGATATAAATTGTTCTAGGTTTGCCGTTTTTTGTTGGACCAAAAGTCTTATTTTTGCGATCGTAGCTTCTATTGATGTAAATTCCGTCGATTTTTAAATCATCAACCGTTAGTGCTGCAACTTCGCCAAAACGCATACCGGTTTGCATCTGCAGTTTTAACATATCAGCATAGACATCGTACCCATCGTCTTTCATAGCTTTAAAAAGCTTCTCTGCTTCACTTGATTCTAGATACTTATCATCACGTTTTATCGAAAGATTTATTTCTGGTATAGATATTAGATTTGTGATGTTATCTGAATCGAGATATCCAAATTGAACCGCAAAGGTAATTACTTTTTTAAAAAGTTTCGCACGCTCGTTAACAGTTTTATAAGATAATCCACTGTTCAGCATATCAAGAAGTATTCGATTTACTTCTGGCGCTTTAATCGTCTTGATTGCTCTGTCTCCAATGTGGTCAGTGATGGAACCTATTCTACTCTGGTAATCTTTATAAGTTGAAGGCCTGACAGATTTTTTCTTAACGGCTAGCCAGGCACTAACGACATCACTTAGTGAGTCTGTTCCTTTGAGTGCATCTCCATCAAGTATTTCTTGAATTTTCTGATTCAAAAGCATTTCGGCTTTATTCCAGGATTGACGACTATTCGTTTTTAAAGTAGTCGATACAGTCGACTGGCCACCAGTGATGTTCTCATAGTACTTTTTGAATCTGTAATTGCCACTTTTTAACTTTTCACACCACATATTTAGCTCCTTTCTATGGTACAATTAGATACAGAAAATAAGCCTATTATTAGGCTGTTTTCACGGTGTCTCACTCTCTTTGATTGGTAGTCGGGGGAGTGAGATGTTTTATTATAATGGAATTTCTAAAGGTTTGCTTTCTTCGATTTCATAGCCATCTTTATCATGGGGGTTAAAATATAGCTTTACTGAATTAATGTCAGTACTTGGAACTACCCAAAAAGAAAATTGATCAGACGCTTTAGCTCCAGCTTTTAAATTATACAATTCTGCCCGATCGTCAAATGTGTTTTTTTGAATTTGCTCACCATCTGATAAGACTAACGTTGAACCAGAAGTTCCGTTTATTTCGAAATCATTTTTGTTATCTAAAGAATAATTAATTTGTATCAGATAAAACTGTTGAGCATCACTTCCGTATACATAATAAGCATCCTCTCTAGCGTTCTCAGGGACGTCTTCATAATTCAAAAGTTTGATACTCTTAACAGTAGCTGTCAAACCGCTTATAATATCAGTTGTGACATCCGGTTCATTAATTTTTATTAGACTAACTTTTCCATAATAATCGTCATTTTTATACTGGCCAACTTCTAATAACGGGCCATCCTTTACTTCTAAAGGATCTTCGTCATTCTTCTCTTCTTCTTTTTCCTCTGTATCAGATTTGACATCAACCACTTTTTTGGTTTCTGTACCTGTATCTTTACTTTCTTCTGTTGCGTTGGAATTATTGCTACAAGCGCTTAGAGTTATTAATAAAAGAAGTGGTACAATAAACTTTTTCATGTTTCTTTCCTCCTCAATATGATATATTAATATTTGTATAAACATATTAACACCTAACCAGGTCTGCATGCTTGGTTAGGCTTTTTTAATTTACGACAACACCGATAACCCTAGCTTCATCACTGCTTAATGTACGATCGTAATATTTTTTGTTAAGCGACCTTAGAATGATTTGATTATTATCATAGTCAAGAATGATCTTCTTTAAAGTAACGCCATCCCCATCTATCTCAACAACTCCTATTTGCCCACTTTCGATAGTTTCTTGACGTTTATAGAATACTATCGATCCATCCTTATACTTGGGTTCCATAGAATCTCCACGAACAATAATTGCACAGTCGGCTTTTTCAGGAACATCAGTAGAAACGACCTCATCATAGATAGGATCTCCGTATGTCAATTCGGTTGGATTTGCAGCAGTTGATCCTACTAGAGGAACGACTTTATTTTGTTCTTCTAGTTGACGTTTAGCGAAATTGTAAACATTCTTCTTTCTTAAATCAGTAAGTTTATTAAATACAGGGACTATATTTATTTCTTCAGAGTCATTGTAATTATCAAACACTAATTGAAGAGGAGAAATTTTCAAAACACTAGCTAATAACGCTATTTTGTCTCTCTTCATATTGTCTATCATTCCATTTTCCCATTTTCTAACTGTAGAACGTCCAACGCCTACTGCATTACCGACATCTTCTAATGTCAATCCGAGTTCTAAACGCCTAGCTTTTAAATTGTACATTATGTTCTCCTTTCCTTTCGCTTTTATGTATCAATATTAAAACAAAAGTGTCTTAAAAGCAACAGAATAATATTATTAAAATATAAATGTGTCGAATAAGACACAAATGTATTGACACGCGTATTAGATGATGATATTCTAAAAGTGTCTTTAGGGACACAAATTAAAATTAGGAGGGTAACAAATGGACGATAGAGCTCTTAAAGCAAAGATAGTAGTGTCTGGGCTTCAGGTTGATGAGTTTATTAATTTAGTAAATTCCAATGGAAAAGTTTTAGATAGAAACAAATACTATCGTTGTCTTCGTGGTGATGATGAGTTTGACAGAAAAGAGATCCAGGCGATGGCATCAGCATTGAATTTATCTGACGAAGAAATGCTTGCTATTTTTTTTAAAACAAAAGTGTCCTAAAAGACACATTAAGGAGGTGTAATGATGCAACTAGAAGTAGTTGAACACAAACAAGAAGTAGTCGCATGTGCAGTTTCATCTATTCCAGAAATAATCAAAGGAATCAGTATGGCACAGGCACAGAACTATATCAGAGAGATGTATAAAACTCCTGAATTTGCAGATGGAATCATTAAGCCTACTAAACGGACTACGTTAGTTATTGTAGACAGGCTTATTGATTTTCTCAGATACAAAGATGATCAGCGCTTTAAGTGAGGTGAAACGTATGGAAAAGAGAATGGTAATTTTGTCATTAGTGATGATTGGATTGATCGCACTGATGCTTTTAATCAATAGCGGTGAAGAGGTGACAAATTACTCAGTCGAAGATATTAGACATTTCGATGCAGTACGAGCGGAGCGTGATAGGAATAGATGAAATTAAAAAGAAGAGTGATGAGCGAGCTTTCAGTAAGCTCAATCGTTACAGCAATGCTAATTGTGTTTTTTTTGCAGAACTGATTATATTTATTCTGCTATTCATGAGTATTCAAGTTATGTGAGTAGCACATCAAAAGTTGAGGGAGGCGCAACCATGAAAAAGGAAATAAAAATACTCGCCCTAATAGCTATTGGAGTAGCGGTAGGACGAGTAAGTAGACCAAGATTTAGACGAGTTAGTAATCAAACAAAAAATCTTTATATCGATTCAGACCCATCAGCCAAAATTATCAATTCGCTCGAGAAATAAACATTTCTCCGCAATCATTGCAAACGCCGACATGAACATGCAATTGAATCTCTTTATAAGTAGTATTTCCTTTGCTACCAAAAAGAGTAAATTCATTTCCTTTTGCATGATTAACTTCTCCAACATTTGAGCTACCACAACGTAGACACTTTATTTTTAACTCTTGCATATGTATTTCCTCCTTATCAGTATTTCAGCTGACCACTAGCTGATAGAAAAATTATACAACAGAAAGGAATGATAATTTGAATGAAGTAGCACTATCCAGTGATCTAAACACTATTACTGCAGAGATAAACACGTATAAAGAATTGGCTGGGCAATCAATTTGGGAGATTGGGAGAAGATTAAATCACGTTAAAGAGAATGATTTGGCACATGGGCAATTCGGTAACTGGCTCAGCTCAATCGGAATAAACCATCCAGAAGCAAATAGAATAATGCGAGTCGCTAAGGATATTCCAAATTCGTCAACGTTGAAGAATATAGGTAGTACGGCCCTTTATCTCATTTCAACTTTGCCTGAGGAAAAAAAGAGAGAAGAGATTGAAAAAGCTAGTCAAGGAGATCCTTCAACTGTAAGAGAACTTCAGCAATTAAAGAGAGATTTGAAGCATAAAAGTGATGAACTGGCTAAACAACAAGAGAAGTATAAAGAACTTCAAATAGACTATCAGGACGAGGTTCAAGCCAATATTAATCATAAAAAGCCTGACGTAATTGAAAAAGAAGTTGTTCCTGAAGATTATGAGTCCACAAAACGTAATTTGAAAGAATTACAGGAAAAGCTTCAAAAGCAACAGGATCTGTATAACGACTTGCTGGATCGCAACAAAGAAACGCATAAGAAAGCAAATGAACTTGATTATTTGAAAGAACGAATAGGCGAGTTAACTGGGCAAATGAATGCAGAGCAAGAAAAACTTGTTGCTTATAAGCATATTTCAAAATTTGTCAGTGATGGTGAAAAGTTACTCATCGCTATCGCACCACTTTCATATTTACAAGATTTGTCTCGAGTTGACTATGACGCTAAAGAAAAAGTCCAATCACTAGTCAACAAGGTGTCAGCATGGGTGGACGATATGCAAGAAACACTAAATAAGGACCAAATTATAGAAGGAGAGATTATCAATGAATGAATTACAACGCGCTCAACAAGGCGGACTAGAATCACTTTTATTCACGCTGAAGAGACAAGATGACCAAAGCATCGTTATTCAAGAGGTTATCCAAGAAATGATCAATACCAAAAATGACATGAACAGGATCAGTAAAGACATCAAAAGTGACGTAGCTGAGTTGCGAGACACTATCACATTAACACGCAGTGAGTGTGCAGCAATTCAATCTCTGGTTGGCAAAAAGGCTCACAAAATGACTGAAGAGTTCTTCGGTAAGAAAGTATCAACTGATTTATTTCTTGCTAAGTTGGGCCATTTCAGAGGTGCAATTTATAAACGTCTGAAAGAAAACTTTAACGTCGCTAGGTACTTTGACATCAGACGAGTGGATTATGAGAACGCTAAAAATGTGATTGATCTGGTGGACCTGTCAAATCTGAAAGAACATCAACTGCGTTTGACTGCAAGGCAAAAAGAGGTTGCAGCTTTGAATGGCGATGACATTTCAGAGCTTGAGGTGCAGTGATGAGACAAGATGATGAATGGAAGCGAGGCAAGCAATTACTAATTGAAAACTTCATCACGATGCTTATTTTGTGGATTGGATTAATAGCGTTACTACTTATCGGATTTGGAACATTTGGGAGCAGGTGAATCATTGAGGATATTAGATGCATGTTGTGGCAGTCGTATGTTTTGGTTCGATAAAGACGAGCCACACACAATTTACATGGATATACGTCAAGAGTACGAAGAACTATCTAGTGGCCATATTATTGATGTTGACCCTAATGTTGTTGGAGATTTTAGGAACATGTTATTCGATGATAACTACTTTGATTTAGTCGTATTTGACCCACCTCATTTAATCCACGCAGGAGAAAAGTCGTGGTTGGCCAAGAAATATGGAAAGCTAGATAAGGACACTTGGCAACACGATATTAGTGGCGGAGTAAATGAATGTTTAAGAGTTTTAAAACCAAACGGAACACTAATTTTCAAATGGAACGAAGAACAAATAAAGCTAAGTCAGATACTGAAAGCAATAGAACCTATAGAACCTATTTTGGGCAATAAGAGATCTAAAACGCATTGGCTAGTGTTTATTAAAAGTTGAGGAGGGTATACCTATGAACTACGAAAAAATGTGGAAAGAACTTAAGAAAGAATACGTCACAGAATATAACGACGTGATGAGTGATGAGTCGAAAGGCGTCTTAGCTAGAATGGCTAGCATTGAGCAAGATTACTTTGAAAGGTCAGTGATCAAAAAATATGATGACGGATTAGCGAATTTGCTTGAGCTAAATAAAAAAGACGCTAGCAGTAACTAGCGACTTAGAAAACATAACCAAGAAAAGTATATCAAATTTTAAAATATTTGTCAGTAAGTGAAGTGATGATGTGCAGTATGACGTTAAGTTTATCAAACGAAAAGGAAATATTTTGCAGGTAAAAGGACCTTTTGACTGGAACAACATTAGAAATAAAGGCACAGGAGAAGTAAGCGTTATTTTTCATGAGAAGGATAAAATCTCTAGATTACAGCAGAATCTCTTGTATGCCTTGTTTAATGACTGTTACGACTACACAGGCGATTCACCTGCCTATTGGAAAATGGAATTGCTCAAGCAATACATGATCAGTCGTGACTTGCCTGACATACCAAGCACAGCATTAGATGTCATGAGCAAGAACGTGGCCACCGATGTGATTACGTTTGCGATGGAGTATATGTTAGATCATGGCATTCCAATTAAGCAACAGGAATGGTACCAGGGGGCTGATATTAATCGTATATGTTTCGCCATGTTCATGAATCGTGTTTGCTTTGCGACTGGACGTGATCGAGAGTATTGCAGGCAAGCAAATGATGAATTGCAATTAGCTCATGCGGATACTGTCGGAATGGGTAATGACCGTGATGAGATTGATCATATTGGTAAATATGCCATGTGGTTATCAGCTAGTAAGCACTCAGAGCAACACACAATTGGTCTAAGTCGTTTTCTAGAAAAATATCATATCGTACCAATTAAAATTACACCACATATTGCATTGAAGCTTGGAATTATGAATAAGACTCAAATCAGGAGGTTTGGGCATGACATTTAGAAAGGAAAAATTATGGCTGAAAGAAGAATGTTTGCGAAAACAATTATTGATAGTGATGCATTTTTAGATATGCCACTAACATCTCAGGCTTTGTATTTCCATCTATCCATGAGAGCAGATGATGATGGTTTTATTAACAATCCAAAGAAAATACAAAGAATGATTGGATGTAGTGATGATGACTTAAAATTGTTGACTGCTAAAAGGTTCATAGTTGGTTTTGACGATGGAATTATTGTTATTAAACATTGGAGAATGCACAACTATATCAGACCGGATCGTTATAAGCCGACTGTATATCAAGAAGAGTTATCACAACTAGTGCTTAAAGAGAATAAGAGTTACCAAAAATTAGATGCCAATGATTTGAAAGTAGTTGGTATGACATGTGGTATACCAAGTGCCATACCAGTGGTTAACCAAAAGGCATACCAAACGGATACCCAGGTTAGGTTAGGTAAGGATAGTATAGGTAAGGATAATAAGATATTAGTATCAGATTCTGACGAACCTCACACGCTCACATCAAAAAAATACAATGATGAACATTTGCGGTTAGCGAATAAATTAAAAGATGTATTAGCAAATGATTTTCCAAAAGAAATGAAATTAGCTGAAAAGCATATTGATAAATGGGCAGATACTATTCGATTACTAGAGGAACGTGATGAACAGTCCATTGAGGCGATTGAATATGTGATTGATTGGTTGCCCACCAATGAATTTTGGATAGGTAATATACGGAGCGCTACAAAGTTAAGAAAACAGTTTGAAAAGTTAAAACATGAGATTAGGTTAGAAAAGGAGAAAGCAAAGAAGGCTGCTAACAACAGGTATGGAAAACCTATTCGAGAAGAGCCATTACCTGATTGGGCGAAGAAAGAACTTGACGGTCAAAGTGATGCGGTTGAAGCAGAGACAGTTACAAGTGATGAACCTTCTGACAGTGGAGAATTAAAGAAACGTATCGAGGCGCTCAACCGGGGGAAAACCCGATGATTGATAACAGTGGCCATCATTATGACAGAGCTAAGTTCAAAGATCCTACTGCTTCAAAAGCCATTAAAAATGTTATCGGTGGACGTAAGGCTAAAAATAACGGAAAGCAGTTTGAAAAGATCGTTGATCTAAGTTGCGAGTACTATCTTAACAAGAACCTAGCTTATATACAGAAAACACCAGAACCGGCCAGATTTGTTAAACCTCTACAAGGCGGTAAGTTTGTAGCTTATTACGAGAAAAGCGCACAGGTGGACTACAAAGGATTAATTAGAGGTGGTCGTTCAATTTCATTTGATGCAAAACATACTTCAGATACAAGAATTGAATTCAGTCAGTTACAACCTCAACAAGAAAAGCAGTTGCTTAAAGAATTTGAACTAGGTGGCATAGCATTCGTACTGATCAGTTTTAGCCGAAAAGCATTTTATGCAGTACCGATTGACGAATGGACATCACTTAAAACGACGTTAGGTAAAAAGAGTGCTAATCAAAAGGATTTAGAAAGATACCAGGTGTCGACAAAAGGAAACTTTGTCATGTTTTTGGAGGCAGATAGATGAAAAACACACTGATAGTGATGTCAAGAACAACAATTTTATTAATAGTTTTACAGTATTTAAGTTATTTATCGCCTTACCCCAGTAAAGATTGGGAGTGGTACGTGCGACTTTTGCTTATACTAATTTGCTATTTAGCAGTTAATAGTCCAAGCGATGAGTTTGATATCAAAAAAAATACAAGTTTTGAGTTTTAAAGACAGAGATGACGACATAGGAGGTAAGTGATGATTAACAATGTGGTATTAGTTGGCCGACTAACAAAACCAATCGATTTGCGATATACGCAGAATGGAACTGCAGTAGGTTCATTCAATCTGGCAGTGACAAGGAATTTTACAAATCAACAAGGCGAACGAGAGTCTGATTTTGTTCAGTGCGTGATTTGGCGGAAAGCAGCTGAGAACTTAGCTAACTTTACCCGAAAAGGTTCTCTAATCGGTGTAGAAGGGTCGATACAGACTCGTAATTATGAAAATCAGCAAGGTGTGAGAGTTTACGTCACTGAAGTATTAGTATCTAACTTCTCACTGTTAGAACCTAAACAGGTAACTGAGAGTAGACCTGTAAATGATTCGACAGGCACAGTAGCTAATGTTAGCAACGAAAATGATACTTTCGTCGTCGATGATGATGATTTGCCGTTCTAGGAGGTAAATATGGTTAGACGCATACATACACGAGGACATGATCATATAAACGACACTATCGTTATTTACAGAGAGAATGGTCATTATACAGATGGCGGTTACTACTTCAACGAAATGGAAATGATGTTGCATTGGAATAGACAAAGGATTGTTGATAAGTGCAAAAAGATAGCAGAGTGGTTTTTCTGCGAGTTTGATGAAAAAACAGAGGAGATTACATGTGACGCCTGCGAAGGTAAACGAGGCGAAACCTACATGCTGCAAACTATCACTGCATTATCCACCATCATTAACGAAGAAAGGATGAATCAAATTGAGCGACTTAAAAAATAAAGCTTTAGAGAAGATGTTAGGCGAGATGAACGAAAAACATACTTATGCAGAAGATGTGATCCACAACTATTTATGCAATCAGAGTGATGATGTTTTATTTTCAGGTATTTTGACGAAAGGTAAATCAATCAACAGCGCTATGTCATATGTCTATCAGAAAGCTAAAGAGAAAGAAGAAAACAACATGGCCATGATTAGTGATGATCAAGTGTTCAGCTGGGTTAAAGACTACTTCACGAAAAAGGACATCAAAGTCGATCCGATTAAACAGTCCGTTAGAGTTGCGACTTCAAATGCTCCAGCACCTGAATCGATTCAAGCAGTCAAGCCAAAGTCTAAGCCTATAAAGGAGCATAAGAGTATCAATGATGACCAAATAAACCTCTTTGATTTCCTATGAAAAAAGAAGAAAAGATCATCACTAATCGCCTAAAACCGCCAAAAGCTTTCTTTGACTGGTGTTTATCTCAAATACCAACTCACGTGTGGTCCAACAGAATTAAAACGATACGGTCATCGAATCGGACTAACTGTGAAATCATTGAAAAACGATTGACGAAACGGACGAAAATCACAATAGACGAAAAGATTCATCCATTTGCCATTATATTAGTCACTAGCAAGCGTATAGAGATTCAGTCATATGTTTATTACGTGAGTTATTGCGAAGGCAAAGAGCATATCGAGCATCACTTGACCAATTTTGAACAGTTTGCGAATGACCAGCATCTTAAAATCTCAAAGGACTGGTATGGCGGATGGACCACAGGACTAATACCTAATTACAGTTTTTTAGGTGGCCCTTACGAAAGGACTATCTTTTATCAAAACGATTGGAAAGAACGACTTCGGACAGTATCGGAATTAAAATACGTCCAGTTAAATGATAATATTGATCGATTTTCGTTAGATAGAATCTATCGCTATCGCCGAGAAATCGAATTTCTTCAAAAGATTCATGCTGATACGTTAGCGAAAGAAGTGATGTTTCGTGGTGCAGATATGAGAATCATCACTGAACAGTGGCTAAGGAAGAATAAACCATTGATCAAGAATTCAACGGTTAGCTTTGGAAAGTATGAGTTGCAACGAAAAATCGCTGAACGGAATGGCAAAGTCGTTCCTGGCATTGAAAAGTATCTAGATTATACCTGTATCAACCGTATTCCAAAAAGTATTGGAATTGTCTCTTTTCAAAATTGGGTCATTAAGAACCAAGTTAATTTCAAGTATTATACGGACTATTTAACTGTGATGAAAGATTTAGGTGTAGCAGTTGATACACGTTCCACCATCTGCCCGAAAGATTTGACCAAAGCACATGATGATGCTGTGAAACTTCTCAATGAAAAGAATATAGAACTTGAAGAAAGAGGTTATGAAAAACGTTTAGGACAGATTAAGTCATTAGAAGTTCAAATTGGTCATTATCGTTTTATCGTTCCAAAGAAAATTAACGACTTAGTAAGTGAAGGCAAGGCACTACATCACTGCGTTGGCTCTAGTGGATATGTTAAAGATCACAAAAATGGCAAAACTACGATAGTCTTTGTGAGAAAAGAAAATGATCCAGGTAAACCATTCTTCACTTTGGAATATCGTGATAACCGCATTATTCAGATACGTGGTAGCCACAACATAGATCCGCCAGCTGATGTGAAAGCGGCATGTACCAGGTGGCTGGTCAAAGTGAATAAGAGCAGACGAGTGATGAGCCAAGCTGGATAGGAGGTAAGAGATGAAAACATATACTGCATTTCCAATTACTAAGAATCTTTCAACTGAATGTCACACGTTCAACTTACAATTTGAACACGCCAAGAACAAAACTGAAGCACGTAGAATTCTTTTGAAGATGTATAAAGATAAATTCCAAAATAAGAGTTTCAAAATTGTTGGGCTTAGGAAAATAATAGAAGTGGATGTAGAGAAATGAGTGAATTAAAAACTGACTGGCACGAGCAAAGAATAGCTATCTTGGAGCGAGAGAACAAGAATTTAAGAATGCAATTGGAACAGTCGAGGAATACAACAAAGATAAATAATAAAGGAGATAATCAAATGGATGAGCTAATTAAATTGGTTGAGGAGTGGGGAAGAAAACGAGGATTAGATAAAGCAGAGTCAGCAAAACAATTTCTAAAGGTTAGTGAAGAAGTCGGAGAGACTGCAGCTGCGTTAGCTAGAAATGATAGAGATGCATTACGTGATGCTATTGGAGATGTAACTGTGACATTAATTATTTTAGCAATTCAAAACGATATGGATATTTATGAATGCTTAAATTGTGCGTATGACGAGATAAAGAATAGAACAGGCAAGACGGTCGATGGCGTTTTTATCAAGTATCCTGATCTTCATCAGAATTTCTAGAGGAGTGATGAGCAGTGGCAGGAGATAAAGTTTACAAATTAAAGGATGCTAATGGCAATATATTTAGCAGCCTAAGTGTTTACGGACGGGCGTATGGTAATGCAATTAAGATTCAAAATGTTAATAAGGAGAACAATCCATTCATCACTTATGACAGAGATTTAGCTTACAAGGTAGCAAGGCTAATTGGTTACGAGGTGAAAGAAATATGAGCATCAAAGTTTATTGTAAACACAATTGTATGCAGTGTAATTTCGTAAAAAAAGAATTAGATGCAAATGGTATTCAGTATGATGAAGTGTACATCGATGAGGATCCTGGCGAAAAGGAAAAGGTTAGATCATTGGGATATCAAGGAGTACCTGTTGTGATGGCGGATGGGCATGATCCTTTCTATGGTTTTCATCCAGACAAATTGGCAGAGATAATCGAGGATGAAACTTAGGAGGTAACAGATGAATCGTAATCGCAAACTGATGAATGAACTTGAAGCAAAGTTTTCAGACTACAATAATTACGAAACATATATTAATAAGCAGATGTTAGCTCTAACGGTTGATCAACGTGATGAGAATACTGGTGGTGGCAAATCGAATATACCTGGTCGGCCAACTGAACGTGTTGCAATGTTAGCTGCACAAGATGAATACATTCAGAATTGCCGTAAATATCAACGTGCTGTTGAATCAGTATTAGATGAACTCGGAGAGACGGAACGGGGATTAGTTGAAGATCGGTATTGGGGAACGTGTTCGTGGATGACCTGGAAAGAGTTTGCACAAGAGAAACATTATTCGACAAGCAGCATGTCAAGATTAAAACAGAAGATATTATTGAGTTTCGGCAGAAAAATCAACAGGATTGGAAAGTGGGAATAAATCGACTACTATCCCACTTGATTTGACAGTAATATGGTAGTGTAGATTTTTGGATACAGATAAGATTTGAGTATGTCATATTCCGAATGACAGTATTCCTATAATCCAGTATCGTGTAATCCATTCATATACGTCTATATGTTAAAAGCCTACTCTTAACTGAGCAGGCTTTATTGTTTGGAGTTGAAGCAATGTCAAGAGAACGAGATGAGATTGATAAACTTTATAAGACATCACGATGGCAGAAGCTCAGACGTTATGTTATCTCTCGTGACTATGGCATGTGTCAAGAGTGCAAGCGACGAGGCATCATGACAAGAGGCAACATTGTTCATCACATCATAGAAGCACGTGAAGACATCACTAAGTTTTGGGACTCAAACAATCTTGAAACGATTTGCGTTGAATGTCACAACCGTGAACATCCAGAGCGTTCAGGTGGACAGAAAAAGGTTAAAACAAAGCGAAAAGTTGTTAAATTTTATGCAACTAACGAAAGATAGGTGGATTTGGGGTACCCCCCTACCCTTAAAACGGTTTGTTGAGGCTCTCAGAGAACGGTGCGGGCCTTCCTTCACAAAAACACCGCTTTTCAGATTTTTTTATGGATTCCAAAAATTTTCAATATCATTAGAAATTGATATCCTGTTTTCTAATAATAACTTGTGAATCAAATTTTTCCCATGGTCTTGGTTTGTTATGGTCGCTGAATAAGCTTCAAGAAGTTTTATAACACGTTCTACCATTTCGCTTTTAATTTCGAGTGATTTTTCTAAATCATAAATGCTGTAAAAAAATATAAGCTTTACGTCTGAATCATAAATATTATAGTGATCGAACATCGATTGAAAGTATGCATAATCAGCTTTACTAAGAGAGTGACCATAAAAAACAATACATTCAAGAGTATTTTTATTGGGCAATGAAGGATTATCTGGCCTACTAGCGTAATTACCAATTAGTTGACGGTAAGTTTTTGTGAATTTGTAATCTGGAGACGATGGTTTAATATTTTGCGAATCAATTCCAAAAATGATGTCTCCTTTTTCAAGAGAGCCATGTACATGTGATATCGACAAATCACTTTTGCTAACATTTCTTAAAAAGGGGTTTGTATAGTTGAAGTCAATAACTTGAACATATTCGTAACGCGTGGTTCCCTTTATTGAATCAAAAAGATTAGCGTAATTCTTATGATAGTTATGGTGGATTATTATTTCAGAATTTAAATATTTGCTGAAAGATTTTTCTAAAATGAGAAGTTCTGATTTTAAAAAATTGTCAATTGATTTGAATTTCGAAAACCTTTCTTTTGGAAAATATAGATAAAAGTATGAACTTGCAAGATAAATTGTATTGTTAAACCACGTTCTTGAAAGACCATAACCTTCACTGTAAGATTTAGATTTCCTAATAAATTCTAGAAAAGATAGTATTTGATTCTCTATGCTGTTCCATTCAAATGGTATTGACTCCTTAGAAAAGATGAAATAAAGATCCCAAAAAGAGATGTCATTGAAATTAAATGTAGGAGAAAAATTATCGTCCTTTTTTACTCTAAGATATCGGTAATAGTTTTTTCGATCAAAAAAATAGTAATAATCAAGTATTGTTAAATATCTATTGTTGTCTGGTGATAAATGATACTCACAGCTCTTTCTAAAATCTTCCATGACTTGCAAGTCATTATCACTAAATCTTTTTTTATAAAAATCTGAGTATCTAGATTCTAAACCAGAATTTAAATCTATTCCATTTCCTAGAATAATCAATCTATAAATGCTCATTTTAACACCTCACTAATATAATATTTATTATTTTACCACGAAAGAAGGTGATAACCATGCCAATGCCAGCAAAAAGTGCAAAACTGCAATTGTTAAATAACAATCCCAACAAAAAGAATACACAGGTACTCAAGAAGAGAGCAGCTGCAGAAGAAAAGATGAAGATGGCCACAAACAAACTAGAACCTCCTTCCTGGTTGGACGCTGTTGGTAAAAGTGCCTTTCATTTCATTTGCGATGAGTTACTTTCAGTTGAACTTGTGACTAATCCAGACGTTTACGCCATTGCAATGTATTCTAGTTGGTATTCTCAATATATTGCGCTTACTAAGCAATTAAACAAAATGAAACGAGAGCATAAACGAAAGTATAAAAAGATGAAGGATGAACTTGGAGATGATATTAATCAAGTAGATATTACCCCAGAATTATACGGCAATCCTTTATCCAAACAAATGGACACTTGCTCTAAAAACATGCGATCGTTTGGTAGTGATTTAGGTTTATCACCTTCATCTAGAGCAAAACTCGCTATTAAAGTAGCAGATCAGGATGAGGATGAATGGCAGTAAGTCTTCTCAATCTTTCCCAACCAAAATTAGAGCAGTGGTGGAAAGATTATAGAGAGGAGCAAGTGTCCTGGGGTGGTATCTTATTACAACCCTATCCAGAACTTTTAACAACTTGGTACGCTGAACGGTTAATAGACGGATCAATACCAGCTAGCAAAGAAAACATTCTTGCTGCGAAAAGGCACATGTTTGATTTAAGTCATCAGGGAACAGAAGATTTTCCTTGGATATTCGACGAACAAAAAGGACATCGTCCAGTAAGGTTCATTGAAGAAAATTGTAAGCCAACTGAGGGAGATTTTGACCAGTTCGTTCTACAACCGTGGCAACATTTTGTTATCGGTTCACTTTATGGATGGATTAATAAAGATACAGGTGAACGACGATTTCGTGAAGGGTTGGTATTTGTCGGCCGAAAAAATGGCAAGACATCATTAATAGGTGGTTTATCCGCTTATATGCTTGGCTATGATGACGAAAAAGGTTCAAACGTTTATGTATTAGCTAATGCGAAAGACCAAGCTTCTCTATTGTTTGATAAGACAAAAGAGATGGTCAAAAATTCGCCTAGATTAGATAGTAAGTATAAAAACCAACGAAGCGCAATAAAAGACGTTCCGACGTTCTCTAAAATGGAGCCTAGAGCGTCTGATAGTAAAAAGCTAGATGGTTTGAATACGCACTTTGGGATATTTGATGAAATACACGAATTCACAAATTATAAGTTAATCAATGTTATTAAAAAGTCACGTGGTACACGTAAGAAACCTCTGATTGTATATATTACAACTGCAGGATATGTTTTAGATGGACCACTCATGGAATTTTATGATAATGCACTCGACTGTTTAGACCATATAAAAGATGGTTTGGACGAGCGGGTGTTTTATTTTATCGCAAAATTAGATGATGCTCAGGAAGCTGATGATCCTACTAAATGGATTAAGGCTAATCCTAACATTGGATTGATGAATTTTGTTAGCTTGGTGACTGACTGGAAAACTGAACGCAATAGCGCCGAACAGAAAGCGGACTGGATTACTAAACAATTTAACTTATTCAGTGATATTGATGAGCTTTCGTATTTAGATATGGAGACAATCAATAAAAATAATAAAGTTGTGGATTGGAAATATTTCTACAAAAAAGAATGCGTTGGTGGATATGACTTATCAGAAACGCAAGATTACACATCAGCTGATGTCGAATTTCCAATTTACGAAACTGGAGAGGTAGCCATAAAATCTCATAGTTGGATCTCACAGAAACGATACAACGAGGACAACAACAAGCAGAGACTAGACGTTTGGATAAAAGAAGGAGGTCTAACTATTACTCCTGGCGAGTACGTTGACTATCAATATGTATTTGACTGGTTTGTAGAACAGTCCAAAATGCATAAGATTATTAAAATAAGATATGACAGAAAGAATAGCTTAGTCCTAAATCAACAATTAATCGACTATGGTTTTGAGATGGAAGAGGCTCGACAAGGATTTATGACACTTGGCGGTCCAATGAAAGACCTGAAAGAACGATTTTTGGATGGGAAAGTCATTTTCAATAACCTGAAGATATATAGATGGTTCTTATCTAATGTTAAATTAGTGCAAGATAGAAATAATAACTGGATGCCAACAAAGCAATCTAAAAATAGAAAAATAGATGGTTTTGCTGCTTCTCTTAACAGTCATGCGACTGTTGTTGAGCTATTAGCAACAGGAAAACATACTGGGTCCGCTAAATATTACTCTATTGATGACCTAAGAAATATGTAAGGAGGTGAATGTGTGAATATTGTAGATAAAATTAAAGCGGCATTTACTGGTGGGGTTACCGAAGAACAGCATTCAGTACGGGAAGTAATCTCGCTGAATGATCCTAAACTGGTTGAGTATCTCGTTGGAGAAAAAGAGATTACGGAAGCAGTTTTTTCGGTTATTAGTCGTGTATCAAATACATTTGCTTCGTTACCGCTAAAAATGATTGACATCAGTTATAAGCAACCAAAAGACTGCAAAGCATATAACTTATTAGTTGATGGTCCTAGATATTTTACGAAGTTTGACTTCTTTCGAGATATTGAAGTACTTAGAAATTATCAAGGCAATGCTTATGTTCAGCTGTTTAGGAACATTAACGGAGAAATTGTTGACATGGCATTGATCAAGCCTGGCGCTTGCTCTCCAGTAATTGATATGGACTCTGGCGAACTGTATTACCACGTGACTGCAAATGATAAAAAGAACTACCAAAAAGGTATGTATGTTCACTATATGGAAATGCTGCACTTTAAGCAGATTCGAATCGGTGGCATTCTTGGTAAAAATCCATTGTCCATTCTTAATAACACTCTGAATTTTGATAATGAAGTTCGTAAAATATCGCTTAATCAATTGATGGGTGGTAATGAAGGACTAAAGGTTAAATTTAGTGGTAATTTGAATGAAGAAGACCAGAAAGCGACAATTAAGAATATTGCGGATTTTTATAAAAATAATGGCGGTTTACTTGTCCAGGATAATGGTACTGAAATTGAACGAATTCAAAGAGAATTGGTTGACAGTAAGCTTCTTGATACCGATAAAATATCAAAATCGAAGATTGCGATGGTTTTTAATGTACCAGAGCATTTTGTAGGTAGTAGTAACGGCAGTTATGCGACTCTAGAGCAATTAAACATGGAGTTTCTGACTTATAGTTTGATTCCGATTGTGACACAGTATGAGGAGGAGTTAAACAAAAAGACATTGACTCCAGCTAATAAGAAAAAAGGTTACCGATATAAATTTAATGTCGCCGGCCTACTGCGAGCAGATACGCAAACTAGAGGTAACTTCTATCAAATTATGCGTCGTAACTCGTCATATAGCGGTAATGACATTAGACGATACGAAGATCTGCCACCGTCCGAATTGCCGGAGATGGAAGAATATTATATTTCAGGAGACCTTTACCCTATCACAATGCCACCAGAACTAAGAAAGACAAACAAAAATGATAAGGAGTAGTGATCCAACATCTCTCAGCTAGTGAGTGACTAGCCTTAGTAAAAATATGGAGGGTAAAACGCTATGAATATACAAAAGAGGTTAAAAGATTTAGGTAAATCTATTGTCATTATGGATGATCGAATTGGTTATAAGGCTAACAAAAAGGATGTCAGAGTTTTGAGTTATAAAATTGATGCTCTAAAAAGCGAGATTACTATGCTCAGAAACGAAACGGTAAGACACGCTGATATAAATCAATTACAGAACGAAATTAACGATATTAAGGCTAGTTTAAATGCTGTTAAAGATGCCGAAAAAGCTGTCGAAGAAGCCAAAATTAGCAACCAATTTATTAAAGAATCTGTATTACCCGATACCGATATAAAATATGAACCAATAACTGTTCCGACTGGTGGAGTTTTACAACGTTCCGTTGAAAACAAAAAACCAACGCTAGTCATATGGTTACCAGATGGCAGAACACTATTTTTTCATGAAGTTTCTGATTTTGAAGTAAATAGGGACCCTAACGAAGGCACGATGTCGTTTAGCTATTTTGGATTGGATACTCAGGTTTTAAGAAAAGCACGTTTTAAACAAAGCTTGATAATGGGTTATGCCTTACAGGTCATCTAACGATGGCTTTTTATTTTGCATTGAAAGGGGGTGAGAAACGATGCCTAAGATAAACATTAAAGGCGATATTGTTGACGATGATACTGCTTGGATTTATGACTATTTTGAAATTGATTGTGTCTCACCCAAAAAGATTACACAGGCTTTACGAGAAGCTGATGGTGAAGATGTGACATTGGAGATTGCGTCAAATGGCGGGAGTGTAATAGCTGCTAGTGAAATCTATACAGCGTTAAGAAACTATCGTGGGGGGTTAATTGGAGAAGTGGTTGGAATGGCAGCAAGTGCTGCTTCGGTTATTGCGTGTGCGTGCGGAACGTTACGAATGTCTCCTACTGCTTTAATCATGATTCATAATGCTTGGATGACATCATCTGGTGACAAGAATGCTAAAAATCATGATGCTGAACTACTTTCTAGCGTGGATGAATCGATCATTAATGCCTACGAACATAAGACTGGACAGACTCGTGAGCAATTATCTGACTGGATGACAAAAGAAACATGGTTAAATGCCCAGGATGCTATAAAAAATGGGTTTGCAGATGAAGTGATGTTTGAAGATTCAGCAGTAATTGCTGCTAGTTCTTCTAGTATTATTCCAAAATCGGCGGTCAACAAGTTCAAAAATATCATGTTGCAAATTGGTTCGAAACCAGAAAAAGAAGATTCTAAAGAACCTCAACAATCTTTATTACAACGAAAAATTAAATTATTAAAAGGAGAATGACAATGACAAAATTAGAAGAATTAAAAAATGCCTGGGTAGAAGCAGGTGAGAAAGTCACTGATTTAAATGCAGAACTTAACGCTGCATTGGTGGATGATGCTAAAACTGAAGAAGATGTAAAAGCGTTACAAGCAAAAGTTGTGACTGCGCGTGCAAAACGTGATGGATTAAAAGAACAAGTGATCAACATGGAGGCAGAACAAGTAGTTAACGCTAAGAAAGAACCTTTAACTAAGGAACAAAAGGTGGTTAAGGACTCGTTTGTCAAAGAATTTAAAGCAATGATTAATGGCAACCCAAAAATTGTTGCAGCCTTAAACTCTGATACAGACGAAAGCGGAAATGCCATCGGATTAACAATTCCAGAAGATGTACGTACGACTATTAACACGTTGGTTCGTCAATTCGATTCTTTACAAGAATACGTGAATGTCGAAAGAGTGACGACTAACAAAGGTTCTCGTGTCTATGAAAAATGGTCTGAAGTAACACCGTTAGTTGAATTGGACAAAGAAGAAGACACTATTCCGGCAATTGAAGATCCTAAATTAACGTTAGTTAAATATTTAATCAAACGGTTTGCTGGTATTTCTACAGTGACAAACTCTTTATTGAAAGACACAGCAGAAAATATTCTGGCATGGTTGGCTGGATGGATTTCTAAAAAGGTTGTAGTGACGCGTAATGTTAAAATTTTATCTGCGTTAGATGGCGTTAGCGCTGCTCAAAAGAAAGATATTACTGATATCGATGGTATTAAAGACATTGTCAACGTTCAATTAGATCCTGCCATTGAAGGAACATCTATGTTTATCACAAATCAAGAAGGATATAACGTTCTTGATAAAGTGAAACGTGCTGACGGTTCTTACTTGTTACAAAAGGATCCTAGCTCTGCGACAGGATACTCTTTACTAGGAAAACCAATTAAGAAAATAGCTACTCGGTTCTTGCCTAACAAAGGAACACAAGCATCTCCAAAATTTCCACTTTACATTGGCGATTTAAAACAAGCAGTCACTTTATATGACCGTGAACAAATGAGCTTGCTTACAACTAACATTGGTGGTGGGGCATTTGAAACAGATACAACTAAAGTACGCGTGATTGATCGTTTCGATGTGACGTTGGTTGATGAAGAAGCAGTTGTTATTGCAGCATTTGCTGCGATTGCTAACGAAACGCCAGTTGAACCATAGAAAACAGAAAGGTGCTAAATGATTATGTTGTTAGACCCTAAAAAACCGGATGATTTAGAAGAAATTAAGGTGGCACTGAAAATTGATACAGACGATGATGACCGAGAAGTTGAAAGGTCTTATTCGTCTGCTATCTCTTATGTGAAGGGATCAATTGGAAGAGACAAACCGTCATTTTATGAACAAAGTGATGATATCGGTGAACTAATCAGTCTTGCAGTTCTTCAATTAGCGGACCATTATTACAAAACGAGATCGGCTACATTAGAAACGAATACGACTACAGGATCAGTGAGAGAGTTCGATTTAGGTTTTACCACTATCATCATTCAACTTAAAGCTGCTTACAGTAGTTATCAAGAAGGTGATTCCAATGGCAGTTAGTCGTACTGGTAAGTTGGATAGGAAATTAATTCTAAAACAAAAAAACGGATTTACGGTTGGACCGAATGGCCAAAAAATACCGAACTGGGAAGTTGTAAGTAAGCCATGGTTCGCTTACAAACAACAGTATATCAATCAAATTCAAAATGCTATCGGCACGATATTAGACAATACAGTGACAGTCATCATACGTCAAAGGCAAAAAGTTATACCACAGTTAGATTTCAAAGTGTTTATCAAAAAGAGTAATTCAACTGAATTACAAGAATACGACATCGTTAAAATGAATCCTGATGTTGAGAATGATGAATTTTTAGTGATGTGGCTTAGGGCGGTGGAGTGATGGAAGTTACAGTAAATTTTGGTGATATTGACAAGAAGGTTTCTCAAATGATTGGAGATATTGATGGAAACATAAGGAGAAAGGCTGGTAAGGAGGCAGGTAAAGAAGTAGCCGAAATACTAGATAAAAACACTCCGTGGAGTTCGATTAATAGATCTAGCCATAAACATTTGCGTGATACTGTCACTGTTGGACCTGTTGCTGAAGATGGAAAAGTCAGAATTGGTTACGGTAAAGATAATTATTGGCGTGTCCACTTTCCTAATATGGGAACTAGTTATCAGAACGGTCAACATTTTGTTGAAAAGACAACCAAGGAAACCACACCAACCGCGATGTTTAACTACTCTCGTATTTTAAGAGAGGAGTTAGGCCTATGAATCCTGTGGTTGAATTAGCTTTTGAGGTCATCCAACCAACTTTTCCTGACGCTAGCGTTTTTGCTTATAGAATTGAAGAAGATTATCAAAAATTAAGCAAACTACCAGTTATCAAAGTAGAAAGCGTTAATGATACTAATACAAGCTATGGCTCAAATCGATATCTTGCAAGAGGTTATCGAATACAGGTCATGGCTTTTATTGATATCAATGTAACGGATATTGAAGAATTCAAAGATAAACTTGATAGATCAGCAGAAAAGGCACGTTTCTTTCAAGCTTATGCAGAAGATTATAGTCACGATGAAATTGAAAACGTTCATGTCATATTGAGACAGTACACATGTATAAGGAGGAAAAATTAATGCAATTAGTAGGATATAAAAGATTAACGATTCAAGTGTTAGACAAAGATTTAAAACCAGTATCGGGCGAAAAGTTTGTTATAGAAGGTAAAACTGGAGGAGGTGCAACTTCAACATTCTCTATTACTGGATTATCTAAAACAGCTGTTAAGGTTAGTGGGTCAAACATTGTTTACTATGTGGCTCAAAAAGGCTTGGGCGACGTTGCCGCCAACTTCGGTATCTTGGATATTCCTTTCGATAACGAAACAACGATTTTAGGTCATGTTACAAGTGCGAACGGTGTCGTTCATATGGGCGAAAAGTCTGATCCGCCATTCTGCGCAGTTTTAGCAGAATCTGAAGATTTGACTGGTCAAAAGGTAGGATTCGGATTGTACGCAGGTAAATTCGGTAAAGGTGAAGTGAGTGCTGAAACATTGAAACACGATGCAGACTTCACACCCACACCGGAAGATTTCACATTTGCACCAATTGGTAAAGAATTCGATGACGGAAACCATACTGTTGGTGTTGGTGTGGACACTGAAGCCTTTACAGCATTAGTTACTGAATTATTTGGCACACCAGCGGAAGGATAATAATGGGAGGCTAGCATTGTCTAGCCTTTTTTATTTGTATTTAGGAGGAATTTTAAATGACACAAATCAAGTTAATTTTGCGACAAAAGAACGGTCAATTTAAAACATTCATTCAAGAGTTTGTTCCTTATCGAAAAAGACTAGAGTATATCAAGCTAGAATCTGATATTGCATCCAAGTACGAGAAAACAGATGAAACACAAAAGAATGACGAGGACGACAAACGATTAGAACTTCAAGATATGCAAGTAGATTTTGTTGCTAGCTTGTTTGAGGACAAGGCAGTCACGAAAGATGCCATTCTTGATGGTTTGGATTCTGAAAGCTCTGATCAAATTATGGACATTATTTTATTTAGGGTTCTTGGCCTTGAAAGAGCTGAGGTTGAAAATAGCGATTCAAAAAAGGAAGTGTAAGCTGGTCTGATTTATATGATCAATCACTTGCGCTGATAAAAAATACATTAAAAGTATTTGCTGGTTGGACCATCAACGATGTGCTAGACACTGATGTTGAATATCTGGACAAAATACTCTTAAAAGCAAAGAAAAAGCAAAAAGTAATTCCGTTACATGAATTTGTCAAACAACTGTCGAAAGGAGGTTAGGAAATGGTTCAAAATGGAGCGCCACTTGGTCAAATGGTCATTGAATTAGGTCTAGAAACATCAGCATTTTCTAATTCTCTGACTGGAGCAACTCGCGCAGTGAAGACATCCGTAAAAGAGATGCAAGCTAGTTTTAGAGTAGCAGATGCTGGCGGTCAAAAAATCGCTGGATTAACTGCGAAACAAAATGGATTAACGAAAGTTATTCAGGCTCAAAAGAATGAACTCGGTTATCTGAAAAAAGCATATGACAACTCATTAGATGCACAAGGTAATGCGACTTCAAAAACCGCACGTGCGGCTCAAAAGTACAATGAAGCATCTAGCAAATTGGCTCAATATGAGGCTGAACTACGTAAGACGAATGCCCAAATGGCACGATTCAAGGTTGAAAATGAAGGCGTCACGGGATGGTTAAAACAAACGTCTGACAGATGGGTGGAATCTGGCCAACGGATTTCTAAATTTGGTCAGGACGTTTCATCCGTCGGAAGTGCATTGACTAAAGGATTAACACTACCACTTCTTGGAATGTCTACTGTAGCCATAAAATCTGCGATAGATTTTGAATCAGCTTTTGCAGGTGTAAAGAAAACAGTAGATGAGCAAGTAGATGCCAATGGACGTGTGATCATCTCGTATGATGATCTGTCTAATGGTATTCGTAACATGGCTAAAGAATTACCTGCAAGCGCAGCAGAAATTGCAAATGTCGCAGAGACTGCCGGGCAATTAGGGATTAAGACTCAAGACGTTCTATCGTTCACTCGGATAATGATTGACATGGGAGAGTCGACAAACTTATCGGCAAATGATGCTGCGACTGCCATCGCAAAGATTGCTAATATCACAGGAATGACAAGTGATGAATATGCTAAGTTCGGTTCCGCAGTCGTAGCATTGGGAAATAATTTTGCGACAACTGAATCGGACCTTGTTCAAATGACAAACCGTTTAGCATCCGCTGGTAAGTTAGCAGGGCTAACAAATCCACAAATACTAGGTTTAGCTACTGCTATGAGTTCAGTTGGTATTGAAGCCGAGGCAGGCGGTACTGCCATGACTCAAACCTTAACGGCTATGGAAAAAGCCGTATCAGAAGGAGGAGACTCCCTAAAACAATTTGCTGAAGTTTCAGGAGTTAGCTCACAAGAATTTGTTGACCATTGGAATAAAGACCCAATACAAGCTATTCAAGAGTTTATCAAAGGTTTAGGAAAATTAGATAAACAAGGCGAAAGCGCCACACAAGTTTTAGATGATATGGGTCTTAGTGGTATTCGACAATCTAATATGCTCAAATCTTTAGCGCTTGCTTCAGATACGTTAACTGGAGCGGTTGATATGTCTACTAAGGCATGGGGTGAAAACACTGCTTTAACGGATGAAGCTAATAAGAGATATGAAACGACTGAGTCTAAACTCAAAATGCTTAAGAATGAAGTTGTTGATGTTGGTATTGAAATGGGTGGACCACTCGTTGATGCCTTACGTGATGCGGTTGAAGCTGCAAAACCAACAATTCAATTTGCCGGGGATTTGGCAAAGAAATTTAGTGATTTAGATGAAAGTACGCAACAAAACATCATAAAATGGGGTGCTTTAGCTTTAGCGGCAGGTCCCGTCATTAGTTTAATGGGCAAAGGTATTACTGTTTTCGGTAATACTAAAACAGCATTAGGAAGTTTAGGAAATTCAGTTGTTGAATTAGCCGCAAAAGCCGCTGAAAAGAAAGCATTAAATGAATTTGGAGAGGCTGCGGTTACGATGGGAACGTCAGCTGCAACTGCTTCAGGTGCCACAGGAATTGGTGCAATGACGAGCGCTCTTGGTGTTTTAGCTCCTGCATTGCTTGGAATTGTTGGTGTTGGGGGTGCTTTAGCACTTGGATATGGCGCTTGGAAATTATTTGGTGAAGAAGCATGGAATTCTAGTCAAAGAATTGACCGTTGGGGTACTGATGTAGGATCTACTGTTGATGAAGTCCTTTCTACTGTAAAAGAAAAAACTGAAGAAGCTAGTGGACAGTTTGATTTATTGTCTCAAGGTATCACTTCTAATTCTGATGTGATGGTTAATAGCTTTGAAAAGATGGGTACTTCTATTGAGACAGCACTAACTAACAAAATCGCAACGTTAAAAGGAATGCTAGACACTTTACCTGAAGACGTTCGAGCTGCCGGTGAGGAAATAACAAATGATGAAATAAAGAAACAAGAAGAATACTTAGGAATTGTCAAAGAAAACACTCAAAAAATACAAGCGATTAGACAAAACGCGTCTAATCATAATCGTGAACTATCATATAACGATATGATTAGAATAAAATCATTAGCTGAAGAATCTTCTACCGCATATGTTGAATCGCTGGGTAAAAGTAAAGAAGAAACTAAACAAATCCTTTCAGCAATGACGGGGGATGTGGAGACGGCTTCAAAAGACCAAGCCCAAGCTTGGTTACAATCATTGGGTAAACAACGTCAAGATTCCAAAATTGAGTATAAGAAACGTCAAGACGACTTAAAGAAAGAGTTGGTTGATGCTGGATATGATTTAAATAGCGAATACTCCAAACAAATGTTGGATTTACTTCAAACATCTAGTGATTCAGCTACCCAGTTAACAGAAGACCAAATGGCATTGATTTTAGGCAAATATCCGGAATTAGCTGAAGAAGTATTTTTGGCTAATGGTCAACTCATCTCATCTATGGGTGATGCAGGTCAATCGGCTGTTGCACAAAACAAAAAAATGATGGAATCTATGGAAGATTTCTCAAATGCAGCTGCCAAAAACATGCTTGAAAATAAAGATAAAGCAAAACTTACTTTGGATGAGGCTAATCAATTTGAAGAATGGTGGAATGGTCTTGTACTAGATCCGATTAATGGAGAGGTAAAAACTAATGCCCAAGAAGCTGTAAATGAGGCTGCCAGTTCTGAAGCAGGTTGGAATCAACTCATGTGGATTGGCAAAGATGCTACTGTGTCGTCTAATGTCAAAATGATGATAGCTGAAGCTGCTATTGCCAATGGTAAGTGGGATAGCATGACGTATACTGAACAACAGGCGTTGTTAGACAGTAATGTTACAAAAGTTATGACACAGGCATTGCAGGCAAATGGCGATTGGGATGGATTAACTTTTGAAGAGCAAAAAGCCTTAATTTATTCAAACACACCTGAGGTCATGGCAGAAACCATGGTAAATTTAGGATTATGGGATGAGTACCACGCTGAGATTAAAGATTTAGATGCAGATAATTACGAGTTAATGAATACTATTGCTGGGTCAGAACAACTATTGAATGATTATAACAACATAGACCCAGACTTCAAAGATTTATTAGCAAAGTCTCCAGCTGATTTGACCTTTAATCAAGCTAGTGATTTTCTAGAGTACTATAATGATTTACCAGAAGATTTAAAAACATTACTTGGTAATAATAGTGATATCAAAAATAAAATTGATGTGGCTAAAAGCAAAATTGATTATTATAACCGGCAAAGCGCTAAGGTTCAACCGATTAATGCTAGTACTAATGCAGCTTATGTTGCTCGTGTAGCACAAGGATATATTAATAGTGTTCATGGTAAGACCGTTTATATCACAACATATCGTGATGAGATTCGTCGATATATTAATCGAGGACGTGTAAATGGTGCTTATGCTACATATGCTAAAGGTACAAATTTCCACCCCGGCGGTTTAGCAGTTGTTAATGACCAAAAAGGTTCTAATTACAAAGAATTGATTGTACCTAAAAAGAGTAACCCATTTATTATGGAAGGTCGTAACCAACTTATAAATTTGGAACGTGGTGCAAAAGTTTTACGAGCCGATTTAACTAAAAAAATGTTTCCACATTACGCGGATGGTGTTGGTATTCCCGAGAATAGCCAAATGGTTAAGAATTTGAAAGCTATCAACGCTAATGATTCTTTTTGGCCAAAACAAAATAATAGTCGAAGTAGTGATGAACCAGTCTCAATTACGATTAATTTAAATGGTACAGTTGTGAGAGAAGAAGCTGATATTAAGAAAATCTATAAAGGCATTTCAGACGAAGTCATCAAAGCTATGAATCGTCCAAAATTCTAGAAAGGAGTGATCAGTATTGAACGATTTTAAAGTGAACAATATTTCTATTCATAGTGTTTTTAGTGGAAAAGTGTTTGTTACTAAGAATGCCGGCTTTCAATCAGCTTTATCAAAAGACGTACTCACTGAAAATACTTACGTGAGTGGTGTGACTAAGACCGCTAATAGTGCTTTATCACCGATTGAAAAAGCATATGAGTTTTACTTTCCTGATGAAACCGTCAAAGATTTGAGAAAAATAAAAAACTTCTTCAAAACAGCTACGAGTATCACTCCGGAAGATGAGGACGATATTTTTTACGAAGTAGCTAAAGTGGTGATTGATGATGCTGGACTAGAAGAATCTGGTGGTTATATTTTAACCGTCACTTTCACCTGTCAGCCTTTTGCTTATCAACTCAATCAACCAACTCAGACTTTCACAGAAAATGGCGCACTATCCAACGATACTTATAATGACATGTATCCACGTATTGCGATTTATGGCACTAGTGCTACACAAACTAGCCTTAAAATTGGTAGCGAAACAATGTACTTTAAAGCGTTGGATACTAAGTTGACAATCGAGTGTAAGCCGGGCGAACAGAACGTTTTGGACAAGTACAACGCTGAAGCGAACAACATCAAACGTGGCGACTTCTTCCATGTTAAACCTGGTAGCAACACAGTCACGCTTGGTGCTGGACTCACTAAAGTCGAAATCTTATGTAGGTGGTGTTGGTAATTTATGATTTACGGTTATAAAAGTAATGAGAATGATTTTACTTATGATGGTAAGGCACTACCACTTGCTTATGATGTCGTGGTCACACGTGATACGAGCTACTATGTGAGTGGGAAGTATCCACTTGATGAGGCTAAAACCTATAAGCTCTTAAAAGAGGGCTATCAGATTAAAGTACACACGCCACAAGGTCAAAGAATCTTTGCTTTGATTAAGCCTGTTAAGCATGACACTTACATTGAGTTCGAGGCGTGGCCACTCTTTCTATTCCGAATGCGGAACAAACAAATTAAACCACTTTCTATCACAAATGGTAGTGGACAGGTTGCTTTGACGGCTTTCATGAATGGACTGAAAACACCTCAACCACAATTTAGCTTAACATCAAACATTAGTGGCAAGCATGACTACAACACACAAGACACTAACGACAGTGAAAACGACTTGTACGATGCGATAGATGTTTTTCAAGCGATTGTGTCACGGTGGCAAGGTGAAGTGGACTTTAACGACTTTGATATACGCATGCTTGATAGAATAGGCGAAAACTCTGGGGCGTTACTCCATGAAGAGAAAAACATCTCGGAGTATGTGGACGAGACAAGCGTTGCTGACTTAGTCACGCGAATCTATGCGATTAGTGAATGGGAAGATGAAGACCAAAATAAACATAAAATCGAAGTGACAGTCGATAGTCCTTTGATTAATTCCTATGATGGTATCATTTACGAGAAGCAATATCGTAATAACGATATTAAGACTGAGGCTGAATTGCGTGCTTGGGCAAATCTTAAATTTAGTACTGATAACATGGACAAACCGAAGCGTAATATCTCGGTGGGGACTAATATTATTAATGGGACTAGTGTTAGCTATGGCGATACGCTAGTCCTTAATTATGTTCGTCACGATATCGATATGGAAATTAAAGTGGTTGGCTATACCTATGACGGATACTCAGATAAGTATTTAAGTGTTGAATTAGGAAGTCCAAAACTGACGATGTCAGATACGATTAGCAACAAAATAAGTGATGTTGAGAGTAATGTTAGTCAGAAAATCAAGACCACGCAAGAAATCATTGTTAATGATTTAGGTAAAAAGATTATTCACGGTGGACTATATCCAGACGGTATTCCACAAGGTAGCTTCAAAAAAGGTGATACGTGGTTTACTGACGATGGTAAGATTTACTATTATGATGAAGCAAGTGGCTCGTGGCTAGGCAGTGGTGTAAATGGTGTCGTACAAGAAATCGAAACCGCAATATCAGACAACGAACAAGCCACACAAGACGCACTCGAAACTGCTAATCAAGGTGTCGCTAAAGCGAACCAAAACGCTATTGATGTTGGTTTAGCAGGTCAAACGGCTGACGAAGCACTTGCCAATGCCAACAATGCTTTGGGTCAGTTACCTGCTATCAAAGGTGATGTGAGCGGGCTTCAAACTTCTCTTACAAACGAAGTCTTACCGAACTTAAAAACAACCGTTGACGGTCAGCAAGTCTATTTGAAGACTGTAGTAGACCAAGACCACGCTAGTTTAGAAACAACTATGGCTAAAGTTGATGGTAATACAACACAGATTGGGGACTTAAACGCTAACTATAGCGGACTATCGGCGCAGTTTGGTGATTTTGAGACAGAGTTTGATAATCTTGAAACTGACGGACGAAATGTAATTCTAAATTCCGAGCTAACTACAACTAATTATGATAATTGGTCTTACAATCCTACGAATGTATATCAAGAAGCTAATAGCCTTCGATACAGGTACACCGTCTTTAAACCACATGGTAGTGGGTCAGATAGAACATTTTTCTTAAGTGAAACAAGATTGTTATCTGATGCAGCTCTAAAAACTGGAGACGAAGTTGTATTATCACTTAACATATATGGAAGGGACACAACACGAAGTGATTCTGATGTACGTATTAGATATTTTAATTCAGACGGAAATATCATAGGAGACTATAATTTTATATCTTTTAAAGACTATTTATCAGGTAATAAACCAGTCAGAGCGTATTCAAATGGCACAATACCTGAAAATGCTTATAGTTTTCAAGTTATTATTGGGAGTAGAGACTGGGGCAAATATATGCAATTTAGCCATATCAAATTTGGTAAAAATTACGCCAATAAAATATGGTCACCTGCACCTGAAGATCTAACAACTATCAAACAATTCTCTGAATTCTCGCTAGATGTAGACCGGTTTAAAACCTCATTTCAAGATTACACAGATTCTAATGACTCTAAATGGGCTACATATAGTGAAAGTGCTACTGGTTGGAACGCTGACATTGCTCAAATTAATAAAGATATCGATACAAAAGCTACTACAACAGCTTTAAATAGTGTTAAAGCCACAGCAGAAGGCAATAGTAGTTCAATAGCTAAGTTACGAACTGATGTAGATGGTAAAGCTACGATTCAGCAATACAATACCTTAAAGGAAACAGTTGACGGTAATGTCACAACGATTGGTGATTTGAGAGATAACAAAGCTGATCAACTGACAGTGACTGAAATGGCGAATCAGTTTAATGTCTTAGTCGCTAATGAGCAATCTTTGACTGCAAATTTGCTTCAAAATACAGGTAGTATGTATAATTTTGATTACTGGAGAAGCACTGATACAAGCGTGATGAATCTATATACTCACCCTACGTTGCAGTGGGCTACTATCAGGAAAGCAAAAAATGTTGATGCGAGACATGTGGACTTAGATTTAATTTCATCTGTGACGCTTAATCAGACACTAACTTTCATTATTAGGTGCAAAACGCCTTCACGAAGTGATCTTAGCTTTTGGGTCGATTTTAAAGACTCGACAGGAGATCGTGTGGGAGATGCCTTTAGAGTCAGTGTGCCAAATACACCTGTAATGCAGACAATCAAGTACTCTATCACTGCGACTAGTGCAAAAACCGCTCAAAAGCTATCTTTAATTTCAAGCTCTGACTTACAGCTAGACGATATCATTGAAATCGAGTACATGGTTTTAGTTCGTGGTGACACAAGCGATTTGAGCTATCGACCTGCATCAACAGATAAAGCCAGTCAAGCTCAACTCTCCGTCCTTTCCGACCAAATAAATTTACGTGTTAAGTCCGGTGAGATTATCAGACAGCTTAACTTATCGACAGAAGGACTGCTGATAGACGCTGGCAAAGTCCAAATCACAGGCGAAACCTATATCCAAAATGGTGTTATCAAAAATGCCATGATTGCTGACGCTTCTATATCCACAGCTAAGATTGCAGATGCTAGTATCACGAACGCGAAGATAGTTAATTTAGATGTTTCTAAGCTATCCGCTGGTATTATCGACGCAAATAAAATTAAAATGCGGGCAACTGCCAGTGGAAAATCAATAGAAATGGATGGAAATGGTATTTCCGGTTGGGATTCTAACGGGAAATTGAGAATGAAATGGGGTATTCAAGATTTAGCCGGTGACGGTCAATCTAGTCCAGCTAACTTGTTGTTCTATACCGGTAATGGCACTAAATCAGTTTCGGCTGGAACGAATGTTGATGATTTATTTGTGCTAGGCACGGAGTCGAGTACAGTCGATGGATTACTTCGTTTTCCACGAAAATTGACTATACAATCAACCGATTTATATTTAGCACCACAAAACTTAACGACTAAGCCTTGGCATATTAGAGCAAGCCAAGACGGTTCAGACCAACCTATGATATATGCTGATACTCCTAACACCGGTATATTAGGACATTCATCTTATTACTTAAAAGATGTCTTTACCTATAATGGTTATATTCGAAAACTAAATGTTGGATTCGGTTCTGGCGCACCACAAGAAGGAGATTTGGCAGTAAATAGTGACGGTGCCGGAGCTTACGTTAGAAGTATGGCAGCTTATAATCGTACTTATTCTAGTGGACCGACAATGAGTATAACGAGCTATGGCACTTTAGGAAGGCTCACATCAGCTAGTAAGTATAAGTTAGACATAACACCTGTTGATAATAGTTTAAATTTAGCTAATAACATTTTGAAGCTGAATCCTAAAAAGTGGTTTGATAAAGAAATTGTCGAAGATTATGCTGAAACGTTAACAAAAGGATACAGTGGAGTAAACGATGAGAGGCTACCCATAAAACGCTCTTATGGATTAATCGCCGAAGATCTAGAAAAAGCCGGACTATCAATGTTTTGTCATTATAATAAAAATGGCGAAGTTGAAGGAATCGAGTATGACAGACTTTGGACTGTACTCATACCACTTATCAAAGAACAACAATCACGTATCGAAAAACTAGAAAAACTATTAGGAGTAGCCTAACCGCTACTCTATTTTATTGGAGGAATATACAAATGGAAGTAAATAAAGATAACGTCATCAACAAATTATTGTCGGAAAATGCCAATCTCAAATACATCAACTTGCAACTGGAAGATTTGAACGAACAACAATCTCAACGAATTAAAGAACTCGAAGCAGAAGCCAATAAGGAGGAAAAATAATGAATAACGATTTTACAGGATCAACAACTAACTATTTTATTGTGAAAAAAGATGGAGAAAAATTTAATCCGCAACGTATTTCTGGACTTAACTTTTACAACGTCGAGTCTGCACAAGAAGCGACTTCTTATGAAGATGTGGAAAAAGCTAAGCAACTGATTGGTATTTTGACGCAGTTCGCTAGTTTTCAAGGGATTGACGTTACATTTGAAGTAAGGAGAAACGACCAAACATTATCAGTTGTTGAATAACAGAAAGTTGGTGAATCATGGCAGACATATCTTTGGAAAATCACGAAGAGCGCATAGTCCATCTTGAAAAAAGTGAAGATGAGCAAAATAAGCAAATCAAGAAAATCACTGAAGATTTAGCAGAGAGGTACGCTCGCATAGATGAAAGCAACAAATATCTTAGAGAGCTATCCATGAAACAATCAGACCAAAACAATAAGATTTTAACTGCTGTTTTGTCAGGTAATCAAGAAAGCAGACAAAGACGTGAAGAGTTTGACGAGAATCGTCGTAAAGACAGGAATAAAGCCATCGTTAGCATTTTTGGTGCTAGTGGTGGTTTAGTCGTTTTAATCAAAATTATCTTTGATTTTGTAGTTACATTTACACAGTAAAGGAGCGAATAAAAATGGAAGAGATCACACAAGTAGTCGTTACAGCAGGTGTCACAGTCGCGACTGCGATTATCGTGGCATTTTCAAGAGTAGTAGCAGCTTGGCTAAAAGCACAGACTGATAAGTTTTTGGCTACTAAAACTAAAGAAGATACTGAAACAATTCAAAAGGTAGCTAACAATACAGTTCATTATGTTGAGAAAACTTATAAAGATATTCATGGACCCGAAAAGCTTCTAAAAGCAGTCGATACGGCTCAAAGTTATCTGAAAGAAAAAGGTATTGAAGTCACTGATGAGCAGTTAGGCAATATTATCGATGGTGTGCTAGCGGAAGTTCAAGGTGTATTTGCAGAAGACAAGAAGTAATTCGTTAAAATTACAGTAACTAGAGTGGTTGATGCATAAGCATTGACCACTTTTATTTTTATAGGAGGCTATAAAATGGGATATATTGAAACAGTAGCACCAATAGCGAAGAAGTACGCACGTAATCTTTTGCCGAGTGTCACGATTGCGCAGGCTATCTTAGAAAGCGCGTGGGGCGAGAGTGGACTAGCCAAGATTTACAATAATCACTTTGGTATGAAGGCATCTAGTTCATGGAAAGGCAAGGTCACACAACAAAAGACACAAGAAGATGATGGATCAGGCAAGCTGTACACTATTAGTGCAGGGTTTAAGTGGTATGACACAATCGACGATTCATTTAAAGACCATGAAGCGATGTTTGATACAACTTTTTCTAAGTCGTATTATGCTAAGGTTTTGAGTGCAACGACTGCAGAAGGACAGGCGCAAGCACTACAAGGAACTTATGCGACGGATACAAGCTATGCTAGCAAGCTGATCAATTTAATCAATCAATACGATTTGAAGAAATATGATACAAAAAAGTCTAGTGGTGTGAGTGCTTCAAAAGTCATTAGTGAAGCCTTGAAATATCTTGGAGTTAATGAGTCCAACTGGCAATTCAAAGAGATTATTGACTACTACAACGCTAATAGAAACAAGTCATCAAGCGCTACTGCAAGAGGTTATGCAGTTAAATATACAGATGACTGGTGCGATGTATTTGTCTCTTACGTTGCACTAAAGGCAGGAGCAAGTGCCCTGATTGATATCGAGTGCGGTGTTGAAAGGCACGTTGAAATCTTCAAGAATAAAGGCATTTGGCAAGAGGACGGACGGATTACACCGAGAGCGGGCGACATCATTGTCTATGACTGGAACGATGGAACACAGCCAAACGACGGTTGGGCGGACCACATCGGTTACGTTGAAAAAGTAGTTGGAAATCAAATTGTAGCTATCGAAGGGAATAAAGGCGAGGTAGTCGCAAGGCGAAACATTCCGGTCGGATGGGGATATATTCGAGGTTTTGCTCAACCAAAATATGGAAGTGGATCAAACGTCACTCCTGCTCCTGTGACACCGTCTAAGCCTGTAAGCAATAAGATTACAGGCGGTAGCTACAAAGTACAAGCAGGGGACTCACTAAGTACAATTGCTTCACGTGCAGGAACGACATGGCAAAACTTGCAAAAGATTAATGGCATTAAGAATGCCAATGTCATACAAATTGGCCAAGTGCTGAAACTGAAAGCATCTTCTAGCAAGTCTGTAAAATCATCAACAGGTAATGCTAATATCAAGACTTTTCAAGAATGGCTTAATAAGACTTATGGCTTCAAGATTGCAACAGATGGTTTATATGGTGGGCCCGAAACCAAAAAAGCTATCATTAAAGCTTTTCAAACAGAGTTACGTAAGCAGTATGGCAGGTCAATAACGGTTGATGGCTCGTATGGTCCTGCTTCAAAAGCAGCAAGTCCTAACAACATCTATGTTGGCATGAGCGGTAATATCACAAGAATCATTCAAGGAACTTTGATTTGCAAGGGCTATGATCCTAAAGGCTTTGATGGTTCGTTTGGTCTAGGGTGTAAAGCGGCGGTTATCAAGTTCCAAAAAGACCGCAAATTACTTGCCAATGGATATGTCGGTCCACAAACTTTTGAACAACTATTCAAATAAAACAATAGCCTACTCCACTTGGGGTAGGCTTATTTTTTTGTGGTATAATAGATTAAAAAAATTGGAGAGAAATATGAGTAAGAGTGATAAGAATGAAGAAATAAAATTATTCGAATCAATAAACGAATTTGTCAATCGTATAATGAGTATAGTAAAATTTAAGCTAACAAGAGATGGAGAAGCAGGCACGAAAAAATATTATAAAATGGATCCAGAAATACTGCTTATTAAAAAAGCTATTGATCTATATAATAATAAAATACAAATTGATCGAAGTAAACTTAATGACCAAGAAATAAGGGAAATATATTATATTAGAAATCAACTTAAAACCAAGCGTAAAGATAAAAATAATGAAGTCATTTTTTCTAGAAATGTTTTTGTTTCATCACAAATACAGCTATTAAACCAATTTGAAGATCAAATGAAAGAAGAAAGTATTCAGGATAGAAATTTGACGATTCTGTCGCTAACTTCTGTTTTAGAAGCGCTCATGACAAAAATAATGGAATATATTATACTTAATGTTTATAAGGACCCGTCAAATGTTGTGGACAATAAGATAAATCTGTCTGATATTGGAAAATACGACACTGTAAGAGGGATTCAAGAAATGGCAGTAGAAAAATACTTAGATGATTTGCATAGAAAAAGTTTTAAAGAACAAATAAGTATTTTGTTTGATAAATGTGCTAATTCAGAAGGAATAAAATACCCTAGAACCGCTCAAAGAATAGAAATAGTGAATGAGATTTTTCAAAGGAGAAATTTAATTGTACATAATAATGGTATAGTAACTAAGAAGTATCTAAATAATAGTCCCAAAGAATTTAGCGAAAGCTTCAAACTTGGCGAGAAAATAATTACTAACAACGATTACCTTGTTAAAGCGACAGATACTGTTCTCGAAATTGGTATTGATATAATTTCAAGATCCTTCTACAAAAAGAAAGTTTTTAAGAATGAATATTGCAGAGATAATGCTGAAGCTTTAGGGTTAAGGCTTATGAAATTGAAAAAGCATTACGCTTCGCGAATATTATTTTATTACATCAAAAAGTATGATAGTAAAGAAACGGACGAGGGAGGAAAATTCCTTTCTAGTTTTAATTATTGGCTTACATATAAATTAACCGATGAGATTAATGTTAAGGAAAAAGAAATTTGTGATTATTTTGACTTGATAACGGAGCCAACCCAGCAACAAAAATTTGGTTTTTCAGCTTTAATTGACGATAAAACGGAGTTCATAAAGTACTCAATTGATTATGTTGAAAATTTAAAAAAAGAATTAAAAAATGACCATCGAAAAATTTTAAATATTCTGGAATGGCCAATATTTGATGTTATAAACAGTGAAGAAGAATTTATTGCTTATAAAAAGAATTTGTTCTATAATTGGTAAAGTTAAAAGATTTCTTTACTTTGGTAGGAGGAACAACCATGCAAAACTTAGATAACAAGCAATTACGTAAAGAAAAAGATCAAATTATTGTTGAAAAGAAGAAAAATAAAAAGAAGTAGTTTATAAAAATCCACCCAAAATTAATTGGGTGGGTTTTTATTTGTCTCTCAAAACTATATACTTACTTCGCATGCTAGACAGCATGTACTACTACATTCCATTCTGAACAGTTGGTGAGCTGTGAGGAATGGTTTTTTGTTTTACACAGTCAATCTT